GTTTAAGTGTAGGTGTAACCTTTGATACCTTAGGTGTTGTGTAAGGAACCTTGGTATTTTTTTTAATCTCTGAATTCTGAGATTGAATATCATTTAATCTTTGATTAATTTTGGCAATACTTAAGGTAATGTTTTGATCTAATGGATTCAATACAGTTTCTACAGCTTCTTTGACCTCTGTCTTTTGTCTTGAATCCAATTTATCTACAAAAGCTTTTATTGCTGCAGCACCTGCTGCTAGGCCCAAAGCACCTTGAGCCAAAGCACCCATTGAGGGTCTGCTGGTTTCACCCGAAGATTTGTCTACTCTAGAACTTGCCTTCTGCGCCTGAAGTTTTTTATTCTGAGCCTCTAGTTGATCAAACTTATTTCTGTCTTGACTTTTTAAAAAGGCCGTAAAGTTTTTATTGAGTCCCTCAACACCATCACCGACACGATTAATGCCCTCAAGAGTATCGGCATTAAGTTTCTTTTGCTCTTCGAGCTTCTGGGCTAGGTTTGTTAAACTCATTTAAATACCCTGCGCAACCTTTCTTTCTTCGGCTATTCTTTTCATTTGCTCGATCAATAGATTTACATAAATTTCTCTCTCCCATGGCATCATCGATTCTATGTCGCTGAGTGAATAGTTATGGTTCTCCATTAATTGAAAATTCACTTGATAAAAATTCACTAGTGTGTCATGTGAGAGAGCTATTAAAAAAAATCCTGTAATCCCTGTAATGTATATTTATTCTCTTTTTTACATTTTTCACAAGTAAATTCTGCATCATGTTTCAATGATGGTAGATTGTTTACATATTCCAAAATCTTTTGATAGTGATCAGTAGAAAGACTATCCATAAATTGTTTAATTTCTTCTTCCGGTTCATCTTTAAATAAGAATGTATCATCTTCTGTATGAAGTGTTTGTAGGCACATCAAAGATAAGTTATAAAGAATCTCAGTATAGCTTTCACCTTCTAGGATCTTTTCTTTTTGAATTGCATCCTTATATTTTGGAAATCCCATTACCAATTCAATATCATCATTTAATTTGATTTTTGGATTTGGAAATTCTTTTGATTCAATCTTAATAGTAGATACATCAATATCAACTGAGTTGGGATGCTCACATTCACATCTCAGCAAGATAGTACTTGTCTCACCAACTGACTTTGATCTAATCTGTAAGAACATATATTCAACGTCAAATGTCGATAGATTATTAATGTCTATATCTTCTTCGATACATTGTTTTACTATATCAAGAATAGCCTGAGCTGCCATTAGACTATCATCAGATTCAAATGCCATAAGCAATACTTTTTCTTCACCTACATTGTAGGGTCTAAAATGAATCTTTTGTTGGAGAGAAGGTAATACTGTATTAAATTTAGGATAATTGTTTAGTTTGGGTAGAGCCATTTCAAAGCCTCATTAATTAAAAAATATTATTTACAAACCCTATAATGTTAGATCTAATTGTACTAGTCAAAGCATCTTTAAGATTTGATGGAGATACGATAAATGGAGCTTTCCAGTCAGTAAAACTTAATTGAATATTTAATTCAACTATACCATCCATCTCATTGTTCAATTGTATTGCATTCATAGTTGTTGGGAATGCATCAATAAGTTTACATTTATAGATCACAAGATCGTTTAGTTGATCATTAAGACCCAAAATAGTTTCGCCAAGTTCAAAGTCAGAAATTTTAGGAAGAACATTTCCTATACCACTTGAGAATTCCTGTCTATATCTTTGAGGTAGGCTCTTGACTTTTTTAAACTGTTCTATTTCAACATCTCTAGAATAGTCTTTTTTGTAACCTACTTCATATGTATTTGTGTTTGTTGCAAGGTTTTGCCATGTTTCAAAATATTCCCTTACACCATAATCATTAAGAACATGGAATGTCATAGACACATCTTGAATTAAAAATCCATTGGCAACACGCTCTTGTATTAAACCATAATTAAAAGTATTGGTAGTAATCTGCCTACCAGGTAATTGAACATCCCTACAAAGTATATTCATTTCCTCAGATCTAGCCCCAGGAAGGCTTGGAAGCTTTACGCGCCATAGGTTATTACGGGCAAGGCCACCTTTAGCACTTACTAAACTTTTAAACTGATCAACTGTACCAGCCATTAGATTTTCCTTCTTGAATCAGAATATACTTTGTTCTTACCAGCCTTTTGGAAATCAGCGGTAGGAAGAAATGTAGCAATCTCCCACTCAGGAGCTTCTACTCTGGCAAATCTACTTCTGACATGTTCATTTAAATAATGCTTTACACATGGTTTAAAGTGTTTATATTTACCGGCTCTCTTTAGTAGATTATATGAAACATTAAATTTAGTTGTCTCATCATATCTTTTGTTATTCGTAATATCTAACAGACTATCCAAGAACTTGGCTCTTAGTATTGGTGGTAGATAATGAAGATTGAGACCCAAGAATCCCTTTTCTGCGGGACCAATAACAATCACTAAAGGAAAGCTATCATAGTAGGGCAGAGTTGATTTTAATTTTGGGTCATAGAAAAACATATACATTGAACCAACGATTTGTCTATTCGACAATTGTATTGGTTCTTCTTTCATAAGAGCGTTTCTATTTACACTTCTCATAGCCGAAGCCTTACGACGAAACCATTCACGAGACTCCTGAGTTCGTGGTGTAATCCCGTTGCGGAAAGCTTCCATTTCTAATTTGTAAAATAAATTTGACATACCATTATTTATCTACGTTTTTTCACTTTTAGGGGTTTTAAAGGTTTAAGAGTTCTTTTTGGTTTGGGCAGAATACCCATTGAAGATAATTCTTTCTCTGTCCAAACCTGAAATCCCCAACCTCTATCAGCTGCATAGTTTTGAGCTGCAGCCCATTTATTCATATTCTTTATGTATGTCATTCCTTCAGAGATATACTTTTTTGTCTTGCGACCCTTGAACTCTGGTGGGGATGTTTCTTTCTCTGGTTTGATCTCAACTAAAAAAGTCTTGCCATCACTGTAGGTAATTTTGAGATCCATGAAGTAACGATGATACTTTTTGTCGACTTCATAGAAGTAGGGTATAACAACCTCTTCTGATGACCAAGAACGTATTGACGAATTTTCATCACACCACTTAAAAGCATTTCTCTCCCATAAAGATCTAAATATTACATTATCTGGATCACCTTTATACTTGGTTCTGTTCTTTACCTTATATCTTCCAGAATATGCCATAATTACCTTATAAATACTTTAAAGTTTTTTAATATTTATTAGGATAAAAACCGTTGCGTATCAAAATCACAGAAGGCAATTTGTCATATAACTTTCCAATAGAAAATAATAGTGACTATAAGGCCAAAGTTCAGTTTAGAGCTACCCAAGAAAGCTATGCAGGATTGTGGGATGCTGGTGTTTCAGTATTTGGCAGCCAGGTGCAAGCGAATATTCCAAATGAAAGCTTTATCCCAAATAAAGATCTAGCTAAGAAAGCACAACAATCTATTGATGTGCAAAAACATAAAGGTATAAGTTACTCCCAAAAGTTAAGAAACAACAAAACAATTAAAGGCTCCGTTGAATTATTTTTACCACAATCTATACAAATTGCAGATAAAATTGATTATACTCAGCCTGAATTAGGTATGCTTGGTGGAGCAGCCTTTATGGGAGCCAGAGCAGCTGCTATGGGTGCTTACGTTGGTGTAGGCACTATGATGGATGCCGGGTCTAAAATGGTTGGGCAGACACTTGGAGCTTTGTTTAATGGCAATCTTGGTAATACAGCCACTTCACTTGCTGTACAAAGAGCAGCCCAAAAAGCTAGTATGCCAGAGGTTTCAGGTGCGGTTGCATCAGCAACAGGCATTGCCGTAAATCCAAATAAAAGAAATATTTTAAATGGCATTGCTCTAAGATCATTTAGATTTACATTTAAGTTGATACCCCGCACCGCTGAAGAGTCTCAAAGGATAAAGGACATAATTTATTTCTTTCGAAAAAATATGTATCCATCTCTAACTGATGATTCTAAAATATTTGATGGTGAAGATGAAGGCATTGGTGCTACATCAGCTGGAAATGAAATTTTAAACTTTGAGGGTATGTCTGCTGGTTTAGAATACCCATGCAAGTGGGAAATTGAAATGTATTATCTTGGTGAAGATGTATATGGAGAAACCTGGACTAAGATAGGAACAGAAATTCTGCCATGTTTCTTAGAATCATTTGAAGCTGTTTATAACCCAAACACTATGGCATTTCATACAGATGGATCTCCTCAGGAAGTAGATATCTCTTTAACCTTTGTTGAAGAACGTGCCATGAATGCTACTGATATTAAAAAGCCCGCTCCATTAGAATCTACCTTTTAGAAAGTTTTAAACTATGCCAATGTTTGCTAATTTTCCAATTACAACCTATAATTTTGGTGAAGAGACATCAAATGTTTTATTTGATAATATCACCACCTATATAGATCTTGTTGATGAATTTAAAGATGATTTAAGTTATTACTCAGAATACTTTATTCAGGACGGCGAAAGACCAGACATACTTTCTTACAAACTTTATGGCACAACTGAATATTATTATCTATTTTATCTTTTAAATGATAAGTTAAGAGTAAGTGGCTGGCCGCTAGATGAATCTGAATTGATTGAAAAGGCAAACGAATTCTACCCACACAAAGCAATTCAGACTGATAACAACATAGCAGTAGGAATGTATAAAGGTGATTGGGTTGCATCTAGTGATTACAACACCGTAGAATATCCAAGCTTTAAAGGTAAGATCATAGAGAAAAATCTCATGCTTGGACAATTAATTGTAGAGCCAGCAACTGAGATCAGAGACATTAATATTACTAATCCAGGTTCTGGATATACATCCCCTCCCACAGTAACCATAACAGGTGGTAATGGTGAAGGCGCAACAGCAATCGCAACAATTGCCAATGGATCAGTAACAGCTGTTACCATTACTAACAGAGGCACTGATTATACATCTATACCTACAATTACTTTATCATCTCCTCAGGTTGGTGCTAATACAGCAACTGCTGATGCTCTTATTTCATCTACTACAATTAACGCAGGTGACAGATTATATTCAGATCCAGGTGAAGACAATATTGACAATTGGAACCAGGTACCAAGTTCTATTCCCAACTTTAGAGTTGTAGGAGTAAAGGATCAAACTCTTGGTATTCATCATTATGAAAATGCAGATGGGGAATGGATTGATCTGGATGTACTAAATACTGGTGGAGTTAATATATCCCAATTTGTTGGAGATACAACAGGTGCTGGTGGAGTAACATACCGCCAACAACTACGTAAAGAAAATGATGAATTAAGACAAATAAATGTTTTTCTTCCACGAATTGCACGACAGCTGCATTTACAATTTAATAAACTTTTAAGGGTTTAACATGGCCTATTTGACGCCAGAATCTTTTGATTTAGGTTCAGTATACTTTTATACAAATCGCATGTCGGTTGATAATCCTAATGTTGATAATAAAATTGACATTAAAGAGGGTATAAGTGAATTTAGTATATATGAACATCTAGGTAAGGCATATCTTACGGCTGAGATGATATATGTGGACGATCTTAATCTTTTTGAAATGCCTGGCATCATTGGCACTGAAAGAATTCAATTTAATATTTCTACACCTCTTACTGAATCCGAATCAAATGTGTTTACGACTACCAAAAACTTTGTCATTAATGGAATAAACAAATTTAATAAACACAATGAAGGTACATCCGTATATCATATTTCTCTTATAGAAGACCATGGATATTTTAATTATGTTCAGAAGATCAGTAAATCTTATTTTGGTAGTGGCGAGGATATTATACAAACTATATTAAAAGACAATCTTAAAAAAGAAATTGATTTTGAATTTAATGACGGTAATCCATTTAGAAAGTCAGTACAGGGTGATATGAGGTATAATGTACCATTCCTTAAACCTCTTGATGCAGTAAAGGCTATTCTTGGTAAAATTACAACTTCTCATGGAATGCCATATCTACTCTATTCAAGTATACACAGTGATAAACTTATTTTTACCGATCTAGAAACACTACTTGAAAAGGAACCATTTAATAAAGATAGAGCAGCTACGTTTAATCCGACCATGTCCTATACTTCTGGTAACTTTATAGAGCAGATGTATAATATAAGTAAATATTCAATAACATACTCTACAGCAGAAGATACACTTAAACTTGCTCAAAATGGCGGTCTAGGGTTTAGATATGAAAACGTTGATACTAATGATGGTACGTATTATAATCAAAGTATGAATCTTAGAAATTTTATTGTGCCTTGGTTGGAAAATATATTTGATAAAAATGCATTGGGCTTTTTGGTAGATGATGATGTATTTGATCCTGATCCTTCAAACCAGAATGAAACAAATGTATCAGCACCGACTTTAGGTGATTATAATTCTCAGGTGTATACTACTCTCAAGTCAAGTAACTTTGCGCCTAATAAAGAAAAAGGTATAAATGAGTCTCGTTCATTTCTTAATGATGTAGTAAGAGATGCTACTATGCATTATCTCACAAAAAATGTTTATGATATTGAAATGGCTGGTATGATATGGCTGGCCACTGATACGTCAAGAAGTGTAGGCGGCCAAGTTAACATTGCTGTAAATCAAGATACTGGTTTAAGTACTAATCAACATAATTATTCTTTAACAGATGATAAAAGATCTGGACCTCATTTAATAATTACTAAAAGACATCTATTCACACCCCATAATAAAAAAACAAGAGTAAGTGTTCAGGTATCAAGACTAGCCAACAGAGTATCTAAAGTAGGTGTTCGTGTAGTTGAGAATCAATCTTTGGTCGGGAGAGTATAATGTATTATGGAGATAAGACCCGTTGGTTTATAGGTACCGCAATTGAAATCAATAAAGATTTTCCTGGGAAGATTAAGGTAAGAATATTTGGTATTCATGGACCCGATATTGATAATGCCAATTTACCTTGGGCAGACATTTTAATACCCACCACAGAAGCCGGGACATCAGGTATTGGTAAAATACCTCAGATACATCCACCGGCTAGGGTTTATGGGTTTTTCTTAGATGGTGAAAATTCACAGTCTCCTATTGTATTAGGATCAATGTTTACCACAGAAAGAGAATCAGCAACCCAACAAAGATTGAGAACCACTGTCAATAGAGGTTCCACAAGCAGCAGTGTAGACGCAAGTAGTACTATTAAGCATGATGGGTTTATACAACCCAATAATCTTATAAAGAATTACAATACAGTTGAAAGGGCTGCTGGTGGTTACGGTTCATCAGCCATGGTAAAAAAATCTGTAATTATTATGAGTTATCTTACCCAAAATGGATATACACCATTACAAGCTGCCGGTATAGTAGGCAACCTCACAAAAGAAAGTTTTAATGCAAAGGACAATGTGTATTTTGATCCTACTGCTTTGGGTGACAACGGTAATTCTTATGGCTTGGCACAATGGAATAATAGTGCTAATGCAGGATTTAGATGGAATAAATTAAAAAATTATGCCAACCTTAGAAATTTACCCGAAAGTGATTTCTTTGGGCAGTTGGGTTATTTGGTTAATACTTTAAACGGTTCATTAGGTGGTAAAGATACTGATGCGTCAGAATATTCTTATGTGCATCGTAGGCTCATAAACAGTAATAGAATAAACGGTCCTAAAGGTGATAATAACGCAACGTGGGTTTTTCTTGATAGATATGAAAACCCTGCTAATAAGGATAGTGAGTATATTACACGGTCTAAATATGCAACAGATGCCCTATCTTGGTATGAAGCATCTATTAATGGAGTATAATTATGTCACTGTCAAATGATCTTAACTTTATTGCGGCTACCGTAACATCAACTGCTAAAAAATTAGACCACTCTGTAAAAGAAAAATTAAATGATGCCCAGGCCCAACAAATACTTGAAAATACATCTAAGGCAGGTCTTAAAGTAAATGAGGAAATAGGTGGTATAATATCTTTAAATGCCTCTAGTGATATGATTAAAAACGTAGAGGGTAGTATACCGACTCAATCTATAGGCCAACTACCAATCACAAAGCTTACTTCAAATATGAAAGGCCTGAAGGCAACACTAGAACCTGTTGCATCTACAGTGCTTAAAGAAACAAGTAAAAATCTTACTAATGCTACCCTTGCAGTTGAAACAAATTTAAATGAAGTTATATCGTTGGGGTCAATAGAAGCAATATCATCATCGCTAAAATCTATTGTACCTGACATTAAGGCAAATGAAATAAATTCTATTATTAAAGAAGCCGTTGTTGATGTATCAAAGCCCATTGTAGATCTAAAGGCTGCTGGTAGTAACTTTGATGAATTTTTAGAAGACCTAGATGAGATTAATGAAATTCTTGAAAAAAACCTTAACAATGTAATTGCAACTGTCGCTGGCACTAGTGGAGTAAAACCAGGTCTTGCCGGGCTTCTAAATAGTGTATCTAGTGATGTAATAAAATTTAAAAATGAAGCTCTATCTATTTTTAACATTGGATTTAATTCAATGGTTGAAAATGCTATTGAAAAATCCTTTGCCCCCGCCACAAATATTCTTAATGAATTTGCAACTAAGAATGGTATTCCTATAAAAATAAAAGATAAAGATAAAGCAGCAATTTTTACAAATATACAAAACGGAAATATTTTGGCAGCGGTCAATATTTTACAAAAATATAGTGATAGACCTCTAGATGATTTAGTAACAGGGGTCAGAAAAATTGATAATAGAATGTCAACATTTCAACATAAAAAATCAGAGGCTGCTGTTTCGGTAACTCCAGTATCAAGAGATCTTTCTAAAATAGAAGTTGACTGGAGAAATGGATATCCAGTAAATAATGGATATGATTATTACTTAGACTATATAGTATCTTCAGAAGAAGAATTAATTACAGAAATATCTACTATCAAGAGAGCTTTCACTGAAGTAATAATTGATTGTACTGGTACACCATCTGATGTAGCAAATGATATGTACAGCATTCATTATCATGAAGCCCGAGACTATATTAAAAGTAATGGGTTTCCATGGCACTATTATATTTTAAAAACAGGTATAATAGAAAGAGTGAGACCCGTAAATATTGAATCTATTAATGTTGGTGGTACTAAAAATCATGACAAGAGATCTATTATTATAATGATTGATGGAGGTACTACTACGCCATATTATGAAGACTATGATTTTAATAAACATGCCGTAAGAGATAAGGGTATTAATCAAGCCCAATATGCGACTCTAGAAAAGATACTTAGAAACATTTATTATTACTATCCGGGCACACAGGTTTTTGGTTATCATGAAATAAACAAAGAAGCATTTCCATATCTCAATGTACCTAATTACATTCAATCAAAATTTAATAAGAAAAATATTTTTAACCCATTTGAAAGAGATTCCTTGACACTTGATGAACTAAGAAGGGGCGGTGTATAATGTTAAGTAAAAGCAATCTAGCCAAAACTGCAGCGCAGAATCAAAAAAATAATCAGCATGAAGATATTACAGGTACTTACCCCACCATTGATTATGTTGGTGCTTTTAATTATTCTAAAGAAGCCTTAGGTAATAAAAGGACAGAACTTTATTATAATGGCGCAATTGATGGAATACCTATTGATAATACAGATTTGATTCAATCTGAATATCCCCTTAATCAAGTACAAAAAAGCTTTTCAGGCCACAGCTTTGAAATGGATGATACACCAGGTGCTGAACGTATCATTATAAAACACACTACAGGTGCAGGTGTAGAAATAGGTAAGGATGGTTCTATCTCTATTTCAACAATTAAAAATAGTATTCAAGTTACGGGTGGTGATCAATTTATTACAATTACTGGAGACGGTACAATTAATTATGGTGGTAACCTTGAACTAAATGTAACAGGTGATTTTAACATAAATTGTATGAATTTTAATGTAAAGACCAGAGGAAACAAAACTGAAAACATTAGTGGCTTTAGCAAATCAAAAAGTCTTGGTCAAGAGAATATTGTAAACGGCCCATCATTTGAGGTCTATACTCAACAGGTAACAGAATTGATGTTGGCCAATCATGATCATATGGTAAAGGGTGTATCTACTCATCTTGTTGAGAATGATATGAAAACCTTTGTAGGTGGAAATCTATACATGACAACAGAGGGCATCTTGGCTCAGTCTGCAGACGATATGAACCTATCTGCTAATAATATGACTGTGCAGGGTGGCACGGGTATTATTGGCGGTACTGCTGTTGACTTTGTCGGCAATGGAGCTGTATTTGATCAAGGAGTCAAGGCTCCAACATTTCATGGAGATCTAACAGGTAGAGCCGATGAAGCAATTTCGGCAGACACATCAGTATTTGCTGCTACAGCAGGAGCTGCACCAACTGGTCTGGCAGGAGCAGCAGAAAATTGGACAAATACAAATACAGCTGTGCCCGCAAACATTGAGGATGTAAATGCAGCAAACTATGCTGTACCAGATGCATCTTCGGTAGCCGAATATCTTACAAAACTTAATGGCGGTATTCGTAAGGTCAAGGTAGACAATAATAATTACATTAAAAACAAAATTGACCCTAAAGTAGATACTGGTGGCATTCTCTATAATATTGATGAGGTGACACCTGACTTAATTAGATCAAGACTTAGAAATAAAAAGAATGCTGAGAACAAAGCCTTCCTTGAATTTATTCTTAAAAATCAATTAATCAACAATAGTTATTTTGAAGAAAAAACACCAGCTGGTTATGGTAGATCAACACAAAGAGAGACATCGCCTGTTGTTGGTACTACTTCATTTGGTCCTAGTGGGCAGACTAATACAGTATCAACATCTACAAAAATTCCTACTAAAAATATTATACCAGATCCAGAATTTAATTATTTAAATCTCGGAGATATAACGTCTCGTACCAAGTTGTCAAAAAATATTACAATGGCAACTTTCTTGGGTACCAAAGATCCAACAAACATTGATTTTATCAGAGACCAAGAAGTCAAACGACAAATTGCAAAGTATTTAACAATACATGCAAACATACTTGAAATAGTTAATAATGAAAAAACGTTATTGAAAAATCTTATTGTAAAACCAGTTGAAAGTATTTACAGACCTGGTGAATTCGAAATATTTGATACCGGATCTGACACTGATTTAAAAATTAAGGGTCGATTGGTAATATATGATATTGTTGATAAAACCACAGGTAAATCTAATCCAACCCAAATGTATGATCTTGCTGTATTTCTTAAAGACAGAATACCATTTGATATCATTTCTCTTGAATATGATAATATTAATATTGTGGATGATGAATATAATGCTAGAATGGCTATCTATCTACCTGAATTAAATCAGGACTATCAGGGAGATTTTAAACAAAAAATTAATACCAAATTTAATGGTGAGATAGTATCGCAAAACGAGTTTATAGAACTACAAGCAAATAAGAAAGAAATTACACCCATACCATATACTGAAGAAATAAAAAATAATAAAACATTTGATTATAAAGTATCAATAAAGAATTCAACTATTGATCGTAAATATATTAAAGACCAATGGGTATTGAGAAACCTATCTGATAATGCTGAAGAAGTATTGCTTAAAATTCTTGAAAACGAATTTAGTGATCTTATGTCTTTATGCAACTTTCAAATCTATACAACACCACAAGGTATACTTCCCAAAACTAAAGGTAGTAGAAAAAAAACCTCTCAGCATTTAAAAGGTAAAGCCTTTGATATAAGTGTTGCTGGTTGGTCTAATGATCAAAAGAAATTATTTATTAACAATGCACTTACGGTAGGTTTCCAGGGCTTTGGGTTTTATCCAGAGACTGGTGAATATAACTTTATACACATTGATATGGGCCCAGCAAGGTGGTGGAAAGCAACAGAGTCTTGGGCGGGTGAGAGTGTCGAAAATGATTGGGTACCTCACATAAATAAGAATCGCAAACGAGAAAATCCATATTTAAGCTTATAAATAAGACTAAAGGTTGAGACATGGTAACAAGAGTAAAATCAGCAGAAGATGGTAATTTAAATGTCGGTACAATACGGGCCGCCAGAAGTGTGCCATTTTCTGATATTGATCTTACCTTTGCCATTAAGGATAATGGTGAACTTAGAAAGAAAAAAGAAGCGGCCGCAGTAAAGCAGGCCATTAGAAATCTTCTTCTTACTAACAAATTTGAAAAACCATTTAACCCCGACTTTGGTGGCAACCTAATAAATCTACTTTTTGAATTGGCTGGTAGTTCAACTAATATTATTTTGAAAAAAGATATCATTAAAACCATAAATGTATATGAACCACGTGCAAATGTATTGGACGTTTCTATACAAGATGGTACTGATTATAACTCAATATATGTGACAGTTACTTTTAGAGTAATGAATAGTAGAGAAGTAATTTCAACAACAACTGCTTTATCAAGGTTGAGATAGTATGGCAACAACAATAAAATCATCATCATTAGATTTTAATTCTTTAAAGAATAATCTAAAAACCTATTTGCAAAATAGTGAAGAGTTTGCGGACTATGATTTCGAAGCATCCGGTCTTTCAAACATTCTAGATGTGTTGGCACATAATACACATATGAATGGCCTCTTGGCAAACTTTGCTCTTAATGAATCATACTTATCAACTGCTCAATTAAGAAGTTCCGCTATCTCTTTGGCAGAAGGCATTGGTTACATACCCGACTCTGCAACAGCTTCTCAGGGCCGTGTTAGAGTATATTATACAACTTCTACTACACCACGTGAATCACCAGTAACTCTTCCGGCCTATACTCAGTTTAATGCAACAGTTGATAATGAAACATATACATTTCTTACAATTGAGCCATATGTTGCTACTGATGATGGAAATGGTTTTTATGAATTTAAGACTGATCTTGGTCTTAATGAAATTACAATTTATGAGGGCACACTTAAAACTAAAACATTTCTTGTAGGTGAATATCAGGATAATCCCGTATACGTAATTCCAGATACAGGTTTATTTGCCGATAGTGTTACCGTAAGGGTTTATCCAGATGCTACTTCAAGTGAATTTACAGACTATACAAATATTCTTAATGCAACAACTATTAACGCAAGTACCAAAGTTTACATCTTAAGAGAATCACCTAATGGTTATTTTGAATTGTCTTTTGGTGATGGTAATACGTTTGGTATTGCTCCCACATCAGGTGCTAAGATAGAAGTGATTTATCTTTCCACTTCAGGAGCTGAAGCGAATGGTGCTAATAGATTTACTGCTGCGCAACAATATACAACAGGTGGTGATAATTCAATTACAGTTGATTTGATTACTACGACCCTTCAAAGAAGTGTTGGTGGCAAGCCAAAAGAATCTATAGAATCAATTAGAAAAAATGCTCCATTCTCATATGCATCTCAAAACCGTATGGTGACAGCTGCTGACTATTCGTCTTTGATTCTTAAAAACTATTCCTCACTCATTAAGGATATTATTTCTTGGGGTGGTGAAGATGCAGCTCAGCCTGAATTTGGTGCCGTGTTCACTTCTATACTATTTGAGGATGGTATTTCAGATAGTACAATACAATCAGTTAAACAAGGTATAGTAAGTCTTGCCGAACAACTTGCTGTAGCGTCATTTAATCTAAGATTTGCAGATCCTGTTACTACTTATATTGAGGTTGACACATATTTCCAATTCAACCCAACTAAAACCGATAAAACATCTAATACTGTAAAAGATGAAGTAAACACAGTAGTCAGCAATTATTTTACTAATACTACGGGTGTTTTTAATAGTTCATTTAGAAGATCAAATATGTTATCTTTGATTGATGATGTAAACACTGCTGTGCTATCATCTCGTGCTGATATTAGAATGCAGAGAAGATTTACCCCAACTAATCCTAATCTAGTAACTGTAATTAATAATATTACTGATACTGGCAATCTTACAGGTGCCGAACTTGATTATGTTGTCAAACTAGTAAATTCAAGAAACTATAATGGCGCGGCCAATTTCCTTTTGGATTTCTCATCACAGAACTATACATCGATTCGCACTACACTGTCAACTACCGCTATATCAAATGTACAACAAATTATATATCCAGTGCCATTATCAGAACCCGATAATGATCAATATATTATAACAAGTAATACTTTTGTTTACAATGGTATTAACTGCCAATTGAGAAATGCTCTTAATAGTAGAACAATCAATATTATTAATGCCGGTTCAGGGCTCACCGTATTAGAGGGTGTTGGTACCTGGCAGGATAACAAAGTTACTATTGATTACTTTATTCCATCTACTATTTCAGGTACAGATACTCAAATAGCTTTGTCAGCAGTGCCTGCAAACCAAAGTGCCATTACGCCAATTAGAAACGATCTTTTGGTTTATGATCCAAATAGATCTTCGGTGAATGCTGTATTGGTAACAGCGGAGAACTAAATGAGTCATTCGGGCGATAAGACACTTTTAGACAATAAAAGAAATAATTTAAATCTTCACAGGTCTGAAGTAAAAAAACTTCTGCCTGCTTACTTTCAAGATGATTATCCTAAGCTAATTCGTTTATTGGAACTATACTATGAGTGGTTAGATAAGCAGGATGGCTTTGAAGATAAGATACACAGACTAAATGAAAAAAGAGATGTAACTATTGTTTCAGAATCTTTGCTTGAATTTTTAGAAGATGAATTATTATTAGGTAATGCCTACTTTGGTGGTTTCCTCAATAAAAGAGAAGCCATAAAATTTAGTAATCTTTTATATCGTTCTAAAGGTACTAAGTATTCCATTGAACAATTTTTTAGGGGATTCTTTGGTGTAGACCCGGTAATCATTTATCCTAAAGAAAGTATTTTCAAAGTTGGACCTGAAATTGATTATGAATTAAATGCCACAAATACTAACGGCGAACAGATTAAGCAACCTGCTTCAACACTCGGACCCGAATCCTTTAAATATATTACTGATGATAAATTATATCAAGTACTTTCAATTTTGATTAG